ATACTTATATCTTGATAGACTTTCATTCTACCCCAAGCATCATTTTGTATATCATTTTCTACTCAGTTTCATCAAACTCAACCTACAATACTAATTGCTCAACCTCATTCGTAACTTTCATTTAGTATTTGTTGTGGTGTATATTGTTTATTATCCATTTCAGTAAAATTAATAATTAATATTAATATAATAATGCCCTAGAAATAAAAAGCAAAAAAAAGGGCAGAAATTAATCTGTCCTTAATTTTTAAGAATTTATTAAGCAAAAGATGTTCCACTTTCAATTCTAACCATTGCGTTTTCTTGTAATCTTTTAGTAACGAATGCAACTTTAGCACCAACTTTAACTCTTTGAGCTAATGGGTCGCTATCAGATGCAGTTCTTGGAGTTATGAATGTTCTAAGACTGTTAAGACTTGGTACACCATAAGCACCTCTACCACATACAAGTGTTGGGTATACAGTAACAGTAGAAGCAAATGTTTGAACATTTGAACTTACAACTATTCTTACACCATTGATTGCACCGATTTCCCCTTTAATCATTTTTTCAGGAGTAACATATTTGTTTGTTTCAATAAATCAAGTTACAGATGTATCTTTCTTTAAATCGTAAACAGTATGTGGGTGTAGAATTGCAACATAGTAACCCTCGTAAGTTGGAGCGTTAGCAGTTTGTAATTGAGTATAAGCACCGATTAAATCTTCTCAGTCTAATGTATCAGTAGCATCAACAGTTGCTCTTGAAGTAGCATTACCTGAGTATCTAACATTAGTACCTGCCATAACTTCTGTTTGAACTATATTATCTATAATTCTAGCCATATTTGACCCAATTTCCACAGCAGACCCTTGAACAAAGTTAATTGCAGAAGTATCTAGTAACATACTAGATAAGTTTACATATATACCATATTCACTAGGAGATGCAGAAACAACAGTAGCGTTAAATGCAGTTTCAGTAGGAGTTACTCAGTCTGTTAGAGTAGCTGTTGCAGTAGAAACAGTTAATTGTGAAAATTTAGCCCAAGACACTGTATTGTATCAATCTTCAAACATAGGTTTTTCCCCCATATTGAAAAATTCTACATTAGGCTCAAAGTTTTCTAAAACTGTTCTATAAAGCCAAGTTTGTAATACTCAAGCGTTTATATCTCATCTTGTTATAGAAGCCATAATAATTTATGATTAGTAAGTATAATTAAATACTAAGTCATCAAGTTTTTTCTAGCTCTCTTACTTTGGCGTTCAACTCTGTTAAAGACATATCATCTAGGCTTTTACCTTGTGTTATGTTTCAAGGAGTTTTTCACTTAATTCATCTATTTCAAGCAGAAGCAAGTTTATTTGCCTCAAGAATATCAGCAGTAGCGACAATTTTAAATGCCTTTTCCATTGATAATCAAGGCGTTTCACTCATTTCTTTTTCAATAGCTTCCTTGTACGCCTCAGCTCAAGGGTTATTTGAATAAAACTCGCTATTAGCATTTTGTTTTTCTAACTCTTTTATTCTTGCTTCAAGTTCAGCCTTAGCATCTCTCTCAGCATTTCTTTGAGCTAGTAGTTTTTTAATTTTTTTATCTGCTTTATTTATTGGAGTATCATCAGCGTCATCAGCATCATCTGCATCATCAGCGTCATCATCTTCATCAGTAGTAACAGGTTTTGTATCAGTATCAGGTAAAGCCTCAGCTTTCTTTTCAACATCAACATCAGCATCTTCTCAACCTCAGTTGTTTAATACTGCAATTTCTTCCTTTAGAGCATTTTCTAAGTCTGCTCAAGACAGTCCATTAACATCTTCCATATCTCGTATGGTTAATAAATAATTTATTTTACAGTTGTTTCTGCATTGTTCACAATATGTATACAGAAATTTTTGTCAAGAAAAAAAGAAGATTGTTAGTCTTCTTCCTTATTAATAGTTTCTGTGATATTATCAAACTCTTGTATTAGATTAGCAGGTAGGTCAATAAATTGTTGTAATATCATTCTTTCTACTCTTTTTAAATCAAGGCTAGTATATTTTAGTTTTCACTCTCATATCATACCTATAATTTCCTCATCTAGTTCTTGTATTCTAACTTCTAACTCATTACATATCTTCAAGTATGCAGGGAATTGTTGAAGCTGTTTTATACTTTGTAGTGCTTTTAGTTCTTTGTTCATAGTTTAGCTTTTAATGTTTCTAATTTCATATTATGTGGAGCTTTCTTTCAGAATTTAAACTTATATTCTTCTCTCATATCTTCTTCAGTAACATTATCGTCTGTATAATCTAGTTCATCATCAATATCTCCACCTTGTTCTATTTGTGTTATATCATCATTGCTTTTAACAGATTTTACAACTCCTCATTTTTCTATTTCTTCATCTCAAAGTTTATCAATATCTTTTCAAGTGATATATAGAATATCTTTAGAGCTTAATCCTAGTTGGATTAGTTTATCTGTATCTTGAGTATCTGCTAATGTAAATCAATAAAAGTCTTTTAATTTCTTAAATTTTTCATCTCCTTGTACATCTCTTAGTTCAAATCAAACAGTAGATTTCTTAGCGTATTCTATATCTCTATTTTCTTTAATATAATCTAGTTCTTCTTTTTTAACTCATTTAATTTTCATTATATCTTCATCATATAATTCTTCAAAAGATAGTCAGTAAAAATCTTGTAGTTTACTAATGTTGCTAGATTGAAAAGGATTAACAGTTCATTCTAATAAATTCACTCCAACCATTGCATTTCATCTTCAAATTACCATATTATTTTAGGTTATGTTGTAAAAATTCAATATTTTGTTTATGAACACGAATAGCTCACATATTTGAAGCTAATTGATTGTTTTGTTCATCTAGTGCTATCTCTAATGATTTCTCATCTCAGTTTCATTCTTCTATATCTTTCTTGATTGCTTCTAACATTATATTAATTGATATAACATTAGTATGACAGGCTACATATTTATGTTGCAGTTCTTTTAAATTCTCTCTAATAACTTCTTCCGAAATCAACTCTTTATCAAAAACAGGCATTTCCATATATATTTTTTAGTAAATAATAGCCCTCATTATAATTAAATTATAAATAAGGGCAAGTTTATTTTTATCAGGCAATATCTGCTATACTAGCACTTTGTCATCATTCTCTTTGAGCAGATTGACTATTAGCAATAGAATTATTTAATGCTCAACCAATTCATCAAGCTCAACCACCTTGTTGCATAGGCATTCAGTCAGCCTGTTGCCCTGCTCTAGTTTTTTGTTTTAGTTGTTCTTTGTAAATAGCTTCTCTTTTAGCAGTAATTTTCTTCATAGCATCAGTTGGTAATCATCTCTTGTATATAGCTAGATATGTTGCTTGGTCTGTTTGTACATCAATATCTTTTATCTCTATATTATGATTAAGAACTCATACTTGTTCTTTAGCATCTTGTTCTTCGTAAGTTTCAGGTATCATTTGTTTGATTAAATTAGCAGGAGTTCCACTAATTCTTAATATATGCCTATTAATAAATACTTTATTTATCTTCTCAATAGTAGGGTCTTGTAGAAGTATTTGATAGTTAGGTATATTTAGCTTTTCTTCTGCTGTTTGAGCGTCTTCATCAGATTTATTGATTATATCTATATCAATGTCATTAGTTGTAATAAAATCAACCTTTTTAAAGTTCATAACATTACTACCAAATCAGTTAGATAGTCTAACAACTTTTTCAGCACTTGAGCTAAAGTATTCTTTATATGTTCTATACCATAATTTCCAAAAGGCTTTTTCTCCCCAACTATTAACTTTATTGTTAAGAGCAAGGTTAAGATTTGCATTCTGTTGTATAGTTTGACTTTCTCTAGCTGTGATACTTCTATCTCATCTAACTCATTGTATAATTCAATCAATTCAAGTAGAGTTTTGCACTTCTCTATTGATACTATTTCTCATCATCTCAACATCTTGTGTAAGTTTTTCTCTTGCAACTTCTTTAACAACATTTCAAATATCTTCTCAAGATTTAAGATTAACTCAGATATATCTTGAAGTCATACTAGGTTTTTGTAAGTCAGCTCTATTCTTAATCTTATTCACATCATAAACAAAATCTCATCATAACGCTTCTTTAGTTGCTTTGATTAATTGTAGATTAAATAATTTACTAGATGCTCTTTGTTTATCTTCTACATAATCCATAACAGAATAACCACAAGGATTATCTCTACTAGGTCTGTAATAGTTTATAACAACAGGGAATGGGATTAAACTTGGGTCTGCTTTTTCTTCAACAGTAACAGCTTCTAGTTTAATAAATTTTAATATATTTTTACAATCACTATCACAAACAACAAAGTATTTCTCTCATTTTATAATAGTATAATGATTATATAATGTTATTTGGGCGTTTGCAGTTGTATCTTTTTGAAAATCTAACTTATCTGCCTCATTTCTATATTGTAAATTTTTTTCTCTTTCAGTAGATATAGTAGACTGTAAGTCATCTAGGTTATAAAATCCACCTGAGCTTACAAGGGCAGAGCTTTCATTCTGTAATTCTTGCATTGTAACTTCTGTTTCAAATCAATGAAATCTAAAGTCTTGTGCAGTATATCAAGTAGGAGTTGGGTCAGCATACCAAGTTAAAGGGTCTTGAACTGTATACATAGGCACATTTCTCCTTGCATCGTAATCATCAAAAGTTCTAATAGAATATCAATAGAATAATCTATCAAACTCTTTTTGGTAGTTCTTCCAATCCATATTCATCTCATCTGTATCAAACCTAGCTAAGTTCTCTAGGTTATCAGCTACTTCATAATCTTCAAAGCTTCTACCTTGAAATTTAACAGTAAGCTCATCTTGATATGATAAGGCAATAAGTGTGTTAATCTGAGATGAAGCAATATTTATATTTACTTTATCTTTTCATTTAGCTTGTCAGTTTATCAACTTAATCCTTTCCCTAAATTGTTCTCTTTTGCTTTCAAAATAAGATGAACTTAGTTGTTTTTCTCAAGAAATCTGTCTAAGTATATCATCTTTATTTAATCATAATAAATCTAGTTCCATATTGTTTAAATTATTATTAATAATTGTATACTAACTCCTCAGAAATAATTTGCAAATTAAATGTAATCATCATAACTTGTTTCAGATATAACTCATCAAACCCTACTCTCTAATAAAAAATTAACTGCTTGGGCAAAATATCATAATCAATCAGCCTGGTGTGAGTTTTTATGTTCAGGCACATTCATAAAATCTCCTGTACTCTCATTCCACTTTCTTCTATACTCAGCAACTTTATCTAAGGCATCTCAACAATTCTCTTTATCAAAGTACATATATTTAAAATTACCCCTTGTATCATCAATTCTATCAGATATAGCTGTTCTCTGTAATACTTCTACATTATATCATAACTCACTTAAAGTATCTTCTCTTGTCTTTCTGTCATTCATAGATGCAACCTTAGCATCGTGTGGTAAAAACATTGTACCATATTTGTAAGGCTTATTCATTAACACTTCTCTATGTACATCTTTCATTCAATATCAAACTCATTCAAAGTTATCAATTAATCTGTATTCTTTTCAGTAGATTTGGAAAAACCATACAATCATATCATCTCATCATCAAGCTCATCATAAATCCCACGCTGTATGTACAGGTAATTCAGGCTCATAAGGCACTTTACAAAGTCTTCAACTCTCCATAACCTTATTAATCCATTTCTTGTAATAACTTCAAGCAATCGCAACTAAGAATGCCTCCTCAGGTGTGCTAGGATATTCTCTAAGCATATCATCATTCTTTTCGTCTTTCTTTACTTGATACCATTTCATTTGGGCAGTATCACATTTAATTCATTCGTCTTCTTCTAGCTTTTTGAAATAATTTTTAGTTTCTTGTGTTAATACTAAATCAGCATCAACTAATCTGTATTCTTTAACTTCCCACCAAGCAAAGAAGAAAAATTTATATTCGTGAGTATTTAGTTTCTTTCATAGTTTATGTAGCTTCTTGGCAGTTTCTGCTTTATCAAAAAAATCTCAACTCTTTCATTCTGCTGTACTTTCTATAAATACATAACATCATTCAGCAACTGCTTCTAAAGCTCAAGTATTTATTTCTTTTGCCCTTTCAGGAAATTTAGCACAAATCTTTCAGTATTCAGATATATGTAGATATTGTAAAGTTCATCATCTAAAACTCGTTCATACATAAATAGAACTTCAATTACTAAATTGTAGAGTATCTGTACTATCTCTCTCTAGTGTTCTTTCTTGTTTCAACCATTCAGGTAGATTATCGTAGGCAAACTTAATTTTATTATCAAAGATATTCTTAGCATCTCTTAATCATTGAGCAATTACTCAACAGGCAATATTACTTCTAAATAATGCTTGGTCTAACATTAGTATTTGTATCATAGTAGAAAAACCTAATTGCCTTGCTTTAAGTATTAGGTTTTTGTAGTGAAGATTATCTATAAGATGACATTGGTATTTATTTGGAACAAATGGTATTACTTTTCAATACTTGTCTTTAATCTTATAAATCTTTCAACTCTTTAATCTCCATTTCCAATCTCAGAGTTTCTTTTTGATTTTAGCTTCCTCTGACATAATTATTTAGTTAAGTCTATATCTCAATCTATTTCATCAAGGAGTTTTCATATAGTTAATTCTCAAGTTAATTCTTTTTCTGCCTTATCTTTATATCTTCAATCTCTTTTCCTAAGAATATCTAGGGCAAGTTTTCAATCTCAATCTTTTATAGCCTTATTTATTGTTCTTCTCGCTAAAATAAAGGCATATTCCTGAGCATCAGCCATTTTGTTGGAAAATTCTTCGTCTTTTTTAAGCCAATCATAATAAGTAGACCTATCTATGTTAGCATATGAACACGCCTCACTAATAGTTCAGTCTATCTGTAATATCTCTTGTAGCTTTCCTACAACAGCTTCTGTCATTACTGTTTTTCTACCTAGTGCCATAGTTATATTAATTATACAATAAATATTTCATTTGTATGTATCTCATTTTTACGCCTTTTACTAAAAAAAGACTTAAAATTTATTAAGTCTATTATACTTCGTTTTATGATAAATGCAAATTAGCTATATTAGATTATAAATCCAAATTTCTGCCATTAATTTTTCCCTTGCTTCTTTAGATAATCTTTTTAAGTAATCTTGCTTCATATTATTACAAGTTATTTTATTACAAGTACACTTTAATTTATTATTATTAACGCAATCCACAATTAATCTTTATAAAATAATCTATTCACTTCTTCTTTTATATGTTGCCTTACTCATTCAACACTTAGTGCTTTTATTTCAGCTATTTCTTCTTTAGTTCTAAACACAGGTTTAGTCATAGCTAAATCTGGACTTGTACATATATCATAAGTAAAGTCAGGCTCTCAATGTTCGTATATATTATAGTAGACTAAAGGCATAATTATTGTTTAAGTTTTAAATGTTTATTAAATTATGTAAGTAATCAACGTGCTCCATAGTAATTCTAATAATTCTTTTTCTTCTTGTTCTGTGTATAATATTAAAGGCTTATTTGGAATACAAGCATTTTTATCTCATAAACTTGTTACTATTTCATTTTCAGTTATTCTAATACTTCAAAAATTATAGTTATCTATATACTTCAACACTGCTGTTATATCATAGTGTCCTATAATTTTAGTAATTGTATTTTTATTAAAATTAACAATTCATTTTCAATTATCAGCTAAATAGTTTGGTCATCATTTAAAATTATTACTCTCAAATTCTTCTCATAAATATTTGTATAATCAAATTTGTGTCTGCATATAACATCACTCAATTAAACTCTTATCCATATAATCTCAAATTAATTCTATAATTTGCTTTCTAGTTTCATTCATAATTATATTTTGTTTATTAAATTAACTATATTAATTGTTTTCTTAATGTATTCTTTTATATGATTTTGTTCTAGTAGTACCATAGTAGCTAAAAACAATTCATCATTATCTATTGTTGTTTGTACTTGGCTAGTTACTAATCTAATTAATAGTTCAGCTTTGCTTTCTTCTAAGTATAATCATTCAAGATTATTAGCTTCTGCTAGTTTATCTATGTGTTCCATTGTTTATTAAATTATGTAAGTAATCAACTGATTATCTCATATGTTTATTAAATTATGTAAGTAATCAACAGGATTATTTAAATGAAATAAAATAGGTGCTATATAATCAGTTGGCATAATTTCAGTTTCTTCTTTATAATAATATTCTTTGAACTTATCCATAAACTCTTGTGTAAATATTATTTCTCTTACATCACACACGTTTCAAAATCTATTATAAAATGTATTATTTTTATATGTTTGTATTTTTATTTCACACCCTATCTTATCACATATCCATTTAAGTTTCTCGTGTTCGCTCATAATTATATCTTACAAATTAATCCAACTCTTTCTTTAGCATCTACTACTATATTATGTAAGTCTTTCTCAAATAGTTCTTTAGCTTGTATTGGCATATTTGCTTCAATAGCTCTAGCACAATTTTGAGCTTGTATAGTTTCTCAGTTATCCATTTCAAGATAATCTTGTTCTGTTAGTTTTATGTTTAGCATTAGAATATTTCGTTAATAAATTAAATTACAATTAGTCACTCACATTATTATCAATGTTAATACAAAATATATTCATAATATAAATCATATTAATATCAGTCATATAGTTTTTATTCTACTCATAATAATTCTTCCATTA